AGGACGCGCCGACCGCATAGACCATGCGGCGAATGACGCTGTCCTGGAAGATCACCCCGAACTCTCCGCCGGCGACTCCGCGCACCACGCCGCCGTCGGGGAAATCCTGGAAGTCCGACGAGTTGACACCGGGGGTCCACGTCGTAATGGCGTTGAGGCCTGACCACTGGATGCGATAGGGCGTCGAAAGCAGCCCGGAAAGCACCAAGAATCGCCCCACGACCGCGGCATAGCGCGCCTGCGGCGGAGCACCGCCGAGATCGGCGAACGCCGACCCGGAGGAAATGTCGAATACCTGCGGTACGGTGTTGGCTTGCACCGCGATGACGAGGTTGCCGAATTGCGCGAACCCCCAGTGATCCGTCGACGGCAGCGCCGAGTATGCGACGGCACCCTTGGACACGTCGGTCCAAGCCAGCGTGGTGTTGTCGAGCTTGTAGAGTCGCGTCGAGGTGCCGGCAAAGACGACGATCGTGCCGTCTGTCTTGCGCGCGTAGAACGTCCCGCGGCTGGGGGCAGGCAGTGAAGCGGTCACCGGCGTGAGCGCTTTCCAGGGGCCATAGCCGTCGGCGCGCGGCACGACGTTGAGCGCGAGCTGAGTCGTTTGACCGTTGAAGTTCGAGAGGTCGGGCTTGTACTCGCCGAACGGCAGCATCACGGCGTCGCCCCCATGACGCGGATTGCGCCCGTCCCGCGCGTCCTGTTGGATAGCTTCTCGACCTCGTCGAAGATTTCGTCGCGGCGGCCCTTCCAGAGCGGCGCGCGTTCGTCGTTCACGCCGAACGTCTCGGCCTCGACCAGGGCGCCGAACAGATAAAGGTCCGGATGCGCGGCGAGAAGCCAGTTCGTGCCGCTGTCCGAGCCCGAGGCCAGCGCGGGAATTTTCTGGAAATAGTCGAGCTCGAGCGCGGTGTCGTCGATCGGCCGGAATTTAAGCACCGAGCCTTCGACCGTAAAGACGCGCGGCGTCGCCGCCGGCGAGCTCGGATAGGCCGCCTGCAGATAGGACGGATGCACGTATTGCAGCTCCACCCGCGGAGAACCGGTCCATGTCACCCTGCGCCACGCGAGATAGTCGACCGGCAGCGCGGCCGAGCCGGAGGACGGCGCGAGCACGATGAGGGCTTCCTGTTGGCGCACACGCAGGCGCCGGTTGGCGGCCGCCTCGAACAGGGCGATGAATTCCGGGATCCGCGCGGTGAACAGCGCGTGGTCGAGCCAGTTCTCGACCGCAGTCCGCAGCTCGGCGTAAGTCGCGATGCTCATTTATCGACCCGCAGATGCTTCCAATCCGGATCCTGCAGCTTGCGCGCCACCAGCGCGTTGAACGCAGGAGTGAACATGCGCAGCTCGGTGTTGCCGCGCGCATATTCTTCGTTGAGCCACCGCACCAGGATCACATTGGGGATGTTGGCGACGTGGCGGCCGAAATCGCTCCGTTGCCGCTCGCCGCGCAACATCCTGTTGCGCTCGAGGATCGGTTCGACGTCCTGGCTGCTGACTGCGACGATTCTCTTCTCGCCGCGGTCGAGAAGGACGTCCGTGCGCATCAGTTCATCTCCGTCACGGAGAGCGTGCCGGCGGTGCCGGCCTGCAGGACGGCGATCTTCTGCCCGGGATTGACCGTGAAGTAGTCGACCCAGTTCGCCGGCATGAGCGGATCGGTCGCGGCCGCCGTCGGCGTTCCATCGTCGATCTTGATGTAGGCCGGCTGGCCACCGGTCGCGACCCGCACCTGGCGGGTCTGTCCGCCGAACGATGCGCTCGCCTGCGACGTGCCGCTCAGCGTGAAGGTGGTGTTGGTGCCGAGGCGAGAGGAGTCCTCCATCACGCCCTCCGGAACACGGCGTACATCTGTCCGCCGATGTTCGCGCCCGACGCCCCGGACGGCGTGAACGAGACCACGTCGTCCTCGTTGACCTCGCGCGCGGCGGTGGGCGTGGCGCCGAAGTGCTGGCCCGCGGCCGCGCCGGCGGCGGTCACGGTGATCGAGCCGCCGGTGACCGCGGTGCCGTTGATGGCGGTGGCGATGGTGGCGTCCGCGGTGGTGATGGCGCCTTGCGTGACACAGCCCACCTTCATGAGCTTGCCCCGGAACGGCGCGCGGATGTAGGCGGCCTCGGGCGTGGCGCCGATCGAGCGCGAAAATGCCTGGACCGCCATCTCGCTGACGGGGTGCGGTTCGGGAAGTGCCATTTCGGCCTCCTGCAAAAGGAAAGGGCCGCCATTCGCGGCGGCCCGGGTCAGGGAGAGTGGGCTGGTTTACGACGTGGTCAGATCGAACACGCCGCCCGAGGCCTTTTCGTTGCGCGCCACCAGCGCGTACTCCGAGAGCATCTGGCGGCGCTCGGAATCACCGGTACGTGCGAGCGGGATCGATACCATGCGCCGCCCGTTGAGGAACGCGACGGCCCACATCTCGGTCTGCAGCACCAGCACGTCGCGCGCCCGCATGAAACGGTTGGGCGTGACGCTGAGGCGGCCGAAATCGCTCTCGTAGAAGTCGACCGAGGCCACGATCTTCTTGGCCTTGGTGTCCTCGGTGGGCGTGGCGCGGCCGGTGAAGGTCGAGAACACCTGCTTGTTGAAGCCGCCGGTGAAGATCGTGTCGGGCTTGCCGCCGCTGTTCCAGATCTTCTGCAGCACGGATTTCAGCTGCGTCTCGGTGAAGGCCCGTTGCGTCCCGTCGGTGCGGGTGCCGGTGCCATCCGCCGCCGCGGGATCGGCGGCGCCGCCGGCGGTGCCCTTGTCGGTGTTGGTCTTGATCCAGGACAGGACCGAAGCGGTCTTGCGCGGGTTGGTGGTCTCGTCGCCCGCGGCCTTGGCCTGGTTGGTGCCGACGAGGATCGACTCCATGTCGCGCTTGAGCTCGAGACCCTTGAGCGTCTCCTGGTATTCGAGCTCGTCGTCACGGCCGGCATGCTCGACCGCGCGCTGGGTGCCGGACACGCGCGCCACCTTGTCCGAGATCTGGCACAGGTTGCCGAGCCGGACGGACGGGGTGGCCGCGTCTGACGTGGCGTCGTCGCCTTCGACCACCGCATTGGCGGTGTCGACGGCGGCAAGCGCCTGCGTCTGCCATTCGTGATTGACCGCGGACGCCTTTTCCCGCTCGAACGCGGTCATGCAGGGCGTATCGGTCGGATCGATACGGTAGATGACGTCGGACAGATCCTCGCGATTGCCGATCGCCTGATAGGTCTGGAAGGTATTGCTGGGGACAGCCATGATCTTAGCCTTTCTACCGGGAGCCGGCGCGGCGAGCCCTGAGCAGGGCCGCAGCGTCCTTCAGGTTGCCGGTTTTCTCGAGCTTCTGGGTGAGGTGTTGGATTTGTGCATCGAGCGCGGCGCCTTTGGGCTGCGAGACGCCGGGCCGCTGGACCGGTGGGACAGGCTTGGTTGATGCCGCCTTCGCCTTGGCTTGTGCGTCGCGCCACAGCGTCGCGTCCCGGATGAGCAGCTGCACGCGATGGTCACGCAGAGATAGATCCTTCTGGCCGTGCCACGATTGCGCCAGCTCCGTTTCCTGGAAGCCCAAATCCTTGAGCACGGCGAGCGCCGCCGTTTGCAGCCCCGCAGCCTTCTTGGCGTCTGCCATGTCCGGGACTTTCTCCTTGAAGAGATCATCCTCGCGCCTGGCAAATTCCGAGAACTGCTGCACTCTGTCCTGGGCTTGACGCTGCTGCGCCAGCATGAGGTGCTGGGCGACCTCAGCAATTTTCTTCTGCTGCACATCCCACAGAGCGTACCGGGGCCAGTCTTCGCGCGCTAAACGCTCGACATCCGCCAAGGTTTTGATATCGGCGAACTCGCCCGCCTGTTGCTGTTGCAGCGCTTGAAGAAGCTGCGGCAGCGCGGCTTCGTACTGTTGCCTTGCCTGTTCCGCCTTCGCGCGTTCGGCCTCGAGAGCTTTGCTCTTTTCGGCGGCCTCCTGCTGACGGCGGCTGAAGTCGCCCTCCCGTGACCGCTCGCGCTCGGCAATTCGCTCTTGCGTCTCGCGAGGGAGGCCCGTGAATAGCTCCTTGTCTTCCTTGGTCCAAGACCTCGGCGGCTCGATGGGCGGCAGTTCGGCTCCCGCCTCCGGGCGGGGATCGGCCATTGCCGGATCGGCGTTCTCGGTCTCACCGGGGAGAGCTTGCGGCTCGCCGGCGTCGTCTCCCGCGTGTGCGGGGGTCGATTCCTGCGCAGGCGCATGCGGCGCGGCGTTTTCGACACGCGCTGCGCTGAGCTGCGGCTGATCCTTCGATTTATTGGGCTGCGGATCGCGATTGTAACGCCACGCCGCCAGCGATCGCGCGGCGTCCCGTGCGCGCACCGGCTGGTCACCGGCCGGCCCCGGCACCATGGCGATAGGAGATTGCTCGCCTCCGCCCGGAAGGGCGTTCACGGCATCGCCCGCGAAGACGGGCGTGGACGCCCTATTGCTCTTCGCGGGCTGGTGTGTGGCTTCGTTGTTCAGATCCATGATGGTCCTCGGTTGTTGTCCCTGCGTCGCGCTTCGGCGGGCGCGCTTGCCCGCCATGCACTCGGCAGAGGCAGGCTCATTGCGGCTTGTGAACCAAGTCGCTCAATTGACGTTGTGCGAGCCTGCCGTCCGCGACGACGCGGGTGAGATGGTCCTTCACCTTGCCGAGCACGTTGACGGCCTGCCACAGCCGCTCGCGGCCCGCGACGTCCGCGGCCGGCCAGGTCTTCCAGGCCGCGGTGTAGTCGGCCTCGAGCTTGACGAAGGCCTCCTGCAGCAGCTCGTTTCCAAGCAGCGCCTCGGCACGTGCGGCGCGCGCGATCGACGCCTGCAGCTTGTCCTCGCTCATGCGTCAATATCCATAGACGGCGCGTATCATGTTCATGTGCAGCTCCCAGGTGACGGGATTGCTGCCGCACGCTCTCCAGACGATGCGGTGACGCGCGATGGCCGCCGCCCTCAACAGGTGCCAAGTCAGCATTGTCCAACCTCCCCTCTCATGC